GATATTGAGTTTGGTGGTGGTGGTGCGTTCAGATTGACAGGTTTTGCCTTTTCAACAACATCATCCGATCCATCGATTAATATAATTAGAAATATCCTCGATGGTAGTACACGTCGTCCATTAACGTTTGTCCATGAGATTGACGATAATAATGACTCTGAATTTGCCCGTTTCGATACTAGTGGAAACCTGGGTATAGGCACATCAGTTGTAGACTCAAATGTACACATTTATAATGCAGATACAACTGACCAAACACTCTTAAAACTTGAGAGTCCCGGTACAAACAAAGAAACTGGTATGCTCATATACACAGGTGAAGGTGAGGGTGGGTACCTGAAGGGGTTCAGTGATTCTGTTAACGGGACTACAGGTCTCATAGTGGGTGTTGCGAACAACAGTACTCTCACAAACTGTATTCATGTGATTCACTCGAGTAATGTTGGTGTCGGTACAGCTCTACCCGGTCAGAGGTTCCATGTTTACGATGGTATGGCGCGTGTGGAAAGTGCCTCGAGTAATGCGACTATCGAACTCACGACAACCGCTGGAAGTTCCAATATTTACTCAGACACCACAGGTAATGTACACATTAACTCGATTTCGAATGCACCAACAGTCTTCCTCGACAGTAATGTTGAGGTCATTGGTGATTTCGCCGTAGATGGTGCTTTAGATTTAGGTAATCAGGTTGCGATTGGTCTTGATGGTGCTACAGCGAATACAGCACTTCACGTGAATGGTGGTATCATCACAAATTCTGATCAGGTTTCCACAAAGAAGTATTCGAATACGTTTCCAATCAATTTCGGTAATGGTCAAGATATCCAATTGACATTTAGACCAGGAACCTTCTATGCTAAGGTTGTGGCTGTCTTAAGAGATACATCGGATGTGCGCAATACAAGTACCATGATTCTCGAACTTTCGGGGGGTACCCATGATGGAACAACAGCATCAATGTACGATATCGCGATAGGTACGAAAAACCTCTTTGGTGCAACGAATGCATTCCCATGGAGTGCTACACCAACTGCAGGTACACGAAGTATAGACATCAGACCAGTTGCAAAAGATACTACACAAAACTACAATTATGATATTTCAGTCGAAGTGACATCCGCGTGTGATGGTGGACTTGCTAAAATTTCACACAACATTAACGACATAAATACTGATCTCGACAATGGTGTAGCCGGTCAGCAGACCCTGGCCACATTCACTTATTAAATTTACTACGAGGGAGTACCCCGCGGTAGATTCAACATTTACGCCCTGATGGAATCAGAGACGGCTAGTGCAACTACGCCGACAATGAAAGCCATGATGACGTAATTCATTTCAGTTTCTTCGCGACCGACCTGAGGCTTTACAGGTTCGGCCTTGGCCTCGGCGACAACTTCTTGCTGTCGAACGGGAGGCTCGAGCTCCTCAAGCGGACAATACGCTATCATTTATATTAGTTTAGAGATTTATTTCGGTCTTCTTCTTTCGACGAGTTCTCTTGGGTTTACTGGCACCCACATTTACCTCCTTGACCTCACCTCCTGTGGAATCGCCAGAGATGGACATGATGTCAGAGAGGTCATCATCCTCCTCGACGGGCTGAGGCGCAGAGGGAGCCTGACCCATTGAGGTGTTCATAGGGGGTGGGGGTGGCATAGAGATTCCACCCATCAGGCTAGAAATGTCAAGGCCTGGACCCTGCATCTCATATTGCCCCGAACCACCCACTGGTGCCTCAGTGGCGGGACCACCAGGGGCTCGTGTGGTGTTCTGAACCGCCGCCATCATGTTCTTCACAAGATCGGGGTTCTGCTTCATCACATCGTTCATGTTGGGCATAACCGACTTGAACATGCTATTGGTAAGGTGGAACATCATCGCCGAACCACCAAGCATCATGATGAGCTTCACCTCTGGTGCAACACTGACCTTCGAGCGATACTTGACATATAACTCCTCAAAAACACCGTCATAATCGTCAACATTCTCCATAACGGATTCAGACCATCCCTCAAGCTGAATCTCAAATGGGTTGTAGCGCTTGTTCAAAAACTCAAGTCCAGTGACACAAGCGACCAACATACGACGCGAGAAGCGAACAGATTGTTCAACATCAATACTGTACGTAATCCTCTTCACCTCCGACCTGAGCTCGTCGATACTCGAGTACGCGTTCAGGCGCTTGTTAACCGCGAACCCCTTCTTTTCAAGTCGAGCCAACTTATTAATAAGATCCGACTTCTCTTCATCCACCGAAGTGTACCCCTTTGATGGTTGTTCACCCTGATCACTCCCATCAGGTCCCATCATGGGTTCATCATCAAACATCATGGGTTCATCTTCACCGTAATCAATCTCTTCATCAGGCTGTGGCTGCGCTGGGGCACTTTGCTTATTGGGATTTACAAAAGCATCCATCGCCTCCTGTTGCTGGAAAGATTGTTGAGGTCTATGCATAGGCCTGGTTGGTCTAGGCACCGGCTTTGGACGAGGTGCAGAAATCTGAATCTCATCCATGAGAGCCTGTTCATCAGCATCTAATTTCATTACAGTCGTTTGACCCCTATCGAGTACGATTTCTTCGTCCATCTACTGTCTATGTAGAAACTAAGAAAATCTCTTTAACGCACTTTAAAAAAATCTATGTCTATTATAAATGTTTAAACTTAACTTCAACAAGAGTGATCGCAACGCTCTCACAGCCATGGCCGTCTTGATGGCCCTCATCGTTGCCCTGTCTTTCATGAACATGAAGACTTCGAAGTACCAACCCAGGCCAATTAAAATTGTACCAGTCAGCGAGGAATCTCTCTTTGACCTCAAGCCCGAGCTCGACTGTGTCGCCGGTTCGGGTAAGAAGGACAGCCCCTACTCGGTTGGTCTTACTCCAGGTGGCCTCTGTGGTGCCCAAAAGCTCGTGAGTGCGCATGCTGGGTATGAGATTGAGGATGGAATCGGCGGATCTTTAATCTAATCTAATAGTAAATGGCGTTGATCACATCACCATCGGATTCGATCCCGGACCTAAACTACGAATATCACACTATCACAATCGACACCATCGATCAGAGTAGTGCGAACACATTCACATGCTTTCTCAACCAGCCAATAAAAAATATTGTACAGGCTCGACTCCTCGCTGCTCGTATTAATACCACTACAGCCACAGAGCACTGTTATGTTTCCATTGATGAGTTGAACACAGTCTTTTCTGACCGTGCATCCAACACGTACGAAGGTCAGGCGTCTTTGGGTGTTCTCAGAAACGCTTTTGCGAGTTTAGTTGTTCCAGATGATTTGACCACCGGTATAATCAATTTCAGGGATAATTACCCAATCGCAACCCAGTACATAAACCCCATTCGGAGAATTGACCGTCTCACTGTGAATATAAGAAACCAAAATGGCGTTCTTATAACACCCCCAAACCCCGCCGAAGATAATTTTTTGGTTATCCGATTCGTGTGTAGGAAACCAAACCTGTAATTTTTCTCCCCTTAAAATAGTATTACCATGTCTGCCGGTGTTGTTCAATTGATCGCTATAGGAGCCCAGGATAAATATATCATGGGTAATCCCGAGATATCGTTCTTCAGTTCAACATTCAAACGCCATGCTAATTTTTCACAATCCATTGAAAAACAAACCATCCATGGAGCGGTGAAAAACAATTCTATGTCTAGCGTCCAATTCGAGAGGTCAGGTGATCTTCTCAGTTATGTCTATTTTACACTTGATGATACAAATCAAGCTCTCGATATTCAACGATGGGATACCATTATTGATAAAGTAGAGCTTTTGATTGGTGGTTCCGTCGTTGACACTCAAGATGCCATCTTCACAGAGAAGATTGCTATTGATACGTTTGCCCAAAATGTATCCAGAAGTGCGAATGGTACACACCCGGGTGTAAGCGCTCGTTCCTTCTTTTACCCTCTTCGTTTCTTTTTCTGTGAGGGACCACAATGTGCGCTCCCCCTCGTAGCCCTAAACTATCACAATGTCGAAATCAGGGTTCATTGGGCCACTGCAGCCTCGAATTACAATGTTGAGTGTTTCGCAAATTACTATTACCTCGACAATGAAGAACGTGGTCAGGTTGCCACTAGGAAGCATGATCTTCTCATTACACAGGTACAGAAAAACATCCCCTCAAACGCTCTCATTCAAGAACTTACATTTAACCATCCCGTAAAGTATCTTGCATCTTCAGATACAACCACAGATGGTGCCCTTACATCCCCTACAAATAAGATTAAATTGAACATTAATGGTCTCGATGTGAGCAACTACAGATGGGGTAAACCACATTTCATAGATGTGATGAGCTATTATCACACAAACTTCGTGACTTCCCCGGACTTCTTCCTTTATTGTTTCTGTCTGTCCACGTCCAGCTTACAACCCACAGGAACACTCAACTTCAGTCGTCTCTCTTCGGCTACTATCATGAGTGAGTCTATGAATATCAATGACCCAATCTATGCAGTAAACTACAACATACTTCGGATAGAAAATGGGATGGCAGGTCTCCTCTATGCAAATTAAAATACCAATCTATATTAAATGGTCAAGAACTTGCCGACGGTAGAACGTTCAACCAAAATTAGGTTTGGTAAAAACGTGCCTGACTCGGATGTTCAGGCTGAAAATACGATCGTTTTTAACGCCAGTAATACACTTGTGAGTACACCAAACAGTGGGAGTATATACATGGCACCTGTAAAGTTTAGGGATGACATATCGGATCCAGATGTTGTATTAATGATGTATAATCGAACAACTGGTGAATTATCAGAATCGGGTGAAAGTGCTAACGCACTTGTTGGTGGTCAAACTTTACAAGCTACCGCCGATCGTGGTAATACGACTTCAAACACTATATTGTTTACAAATGCGGATACAGGTCTCACGACAATTGGAAAGGTTGGTATAGCCAATTCCCAACCAGGTCATACATTAAGTATCGGTTCAAATGTGTACATAGATGATGTAGGACCGTCGAACGTTCTTGTAGTCACTGGTGGTGTTTCTATAGATGGAAATCTAGCAGTAAATGGTGGAATCACTACGATTACAACGGAAAACTTAATTATTGAAGATGCCATCATAGAAATTGGTAAAAACAATACATCTGAAGATACGACCCTTGACCTCGGTCTTATCATGACTCGACCAGGGTCTAATGTCACGGTTGGTTTTAAAGAAGTTGAGAATGAGATGGTACTCGCCTACACACAAAGTAGTGCGTATAGTAATACCATTACTCCGATAGTTTCGGAAGACTTGGATGTACACGTGTATGGTGGTGTGCTAACAGAATCTAATGTGGGTATAAAAACAACAAGTCCCGACGCAGAATTACATGTTGTTGGTAATGTGTATGTGTCTTCAAACCTGACTGTGGACGGGGACACCCTCCATGTGGATGTGAAAAATAAGTCCGTTGGAATTGAGACCAAGAACCCCGATGCTAACCTCCATGTTGTTGGTAATGTGTACGTCAGCTCGAACTTAACTGTGGATACAGACACTTTCCATGTGGATGTTGAGTCTGAAAACGTAGGTATCAACACTAAAAATCCCACTTCGGATTTACATGTTGTAGGAAATGCGTATGTCAGCTCTACAACTAACTCTACAACAACAACCACTGGTGCTCTCATAATTGCTGGGGGTATAGGAGTTGCTGGGCAAATATACGGACAACACGCAAATCTGGAAGATGTAGAAGCCGATGATGTCACTATAACAGATACAACCACTTCATCGTCGGATACAACTGGTGCACTTAAAGTTGCGGGTGGTATAAGTACACAAGAAAACCTGAACGTGGGAGCTGTTGCTAAGGTATTATCTACGACTGACGCTACTTCTAAAACTACTGGTGCATTAATTGTCACGGGTGGTTTGGGTGTTTCTAAAAATATTCACGGTAAAGACGTATTTGTTGAAGATGTCGTTTCCAATAGTGTAGTCATTTTAGACACAACAACCTCAACTTCAGTGACTACCGGTGCCCTAAAGGTTGCTGGTGGTATCAGTACTCAAGAAAATCTAAGCGTCGGAGGTGATGTCTTAGTTGTTGATACAACTGCTGGAAGTGCAGCCGGACCCGAAGTAGAATTATTTAGAAACATAACTGGTGCAGATGGAAACTATTTAGGACAAGTGAAATTCCAAGGTAATAACGATGCCGATGCACAGAAAAATTATGCAAAAATAACCGGTAAAATAGGTGATGCATCG